ATGAAAGGCCAGCCGTGGAATGCGGGGATGCCCACGCTCATCGACCGGGACGCGGACGGTACTGCTGCAATGACGGCGTTCCTTCTCGACTGCCAGCGGCGCGGGCTGCGACCGGCCACGCTGCGGGACCGGGAGCACGTCATCGAGATGTTCGGACGGGCGATCGACCCGACGCCCTTGCTGCAGGTCACCGTGCTCAACGCCGAGCAGTGGCGAGGGTCCCTGGACCACCTCTCCGCGTCGACCATCAACACTTACACGAGTCACGTGTTCGGCTTCTACCGGTGGGCTCTGCGGCGCGGGCTGGTCGCGGTGGACCCGACGTGCAACATTGCGGTGCCCAAGGTCCGCCCCGGCGTCCCGCACCCGATCGAGGAGGACGACCTAGCGCTGGCGCTGGCTACTGCTGGACAGCCGCTGCGGGCGTGGCTCGTCCTCGCGGGATACGCGGGCCTGCGGGCGGGAGAGATCGCCCGGATGCGGCGCGAGCATGTCCTGGACACCCGCACACCCGCGTTGATTCACGTCGTCAACGGCAAGGGCGGCCGGGAACGGGTGGTGCCTGCCGGTTCGGTGGTGCTGGCCGAGCTGGCGCAGCACCTCACCGGCCGCCGCGGTCGACTGTGGCTGGAGAACAGGACCCACCCGGAGCACACTTTGAGCATTCAGGTGTCCCAACATCTGCGGCAGCTCGGCATCCCGCACACCTGCCACAGCCTGCGGCACCGCTTCGCCACCCAGCTCTACCAACGCTCCGGCGGTGATCTACGGATGACGCAGGACATGCTCGGGCACGCGAGCCCGGCCACGACAGCGATCTACGCGGCGTGGGACCCGATACGGGCAGCGACCGTGTTGGACGACCTCGCTGGCGGCTTGGGCAGACCCGGGCCATTGAAGAGGTGACCCGCTGAGCACGCCGAACAGCGACGAACGGCCCTGCCCCGGCGTGTCGGGGTGGGGCCGCTCTCGGCGCCAACGCAGTGGACAGCGCCGAGCAGACAGCGCAGTGTGTGGCTCGTGACCTACCCCGACATGGGCCAGCCGAATGAGGCGTGGAATCGCGACCTACAGCGAAGCGTGGATCAAATCACGGCGGCTAAGCAAGAGCGCGAAGCGGCGGAGTCGGAGCGGCGGCGCGAAGACCTCGCTCACAACGACGAGCAAATCGCCATCGGCCGTGAACAGGTCAGGATCGCTAGCGATGCCCTTGGATTGTCCAACCGGCAAGCCGAGCTGGCCGAAGGCCAAGGCAGAACGGCGCGGCTCACACTCTGGATCGCGGCGGCGGCTCTCCTCGTTGGTATCGCTGCCATCGTGGCGGCAGTCGTGATCGCGCCCTGACGGGATTGCCGCGTAGTCGTCCGTAGTAGGCCCGCTTGGTGCACGCTGTGGCTGGGGCCAGCTGCGATACTCGAATCTGACGTCGAGAGAGGGAGGCCGCGTGAGTCCAGTTGTCGTAGATGACCCCAATGAGCCTGTGTGGAAGCAGGTCAGCATTGTCAGTGTGGGAGTACTCCCCACAGACAATCCGGGCATGTTCAACGTCAACGTCACCCTCGACGGCGGTGTGACCGACGAATGGAAGCGTAGGTTCGTCGGCCTGGCGGCGCCCTTGCTAAAGCAATCCCGCTTCCAGGGCTATACGTGGGTTGCGGAGGCTGAGGCGACGGACATAAGAGCTCTCAGCCGCCGAACGCTGCAGGACTACGTCGAGGGGGTCAATCGACACTTCCAGGAGTACGTGGTGCCGCGGCTGGAAAGCGAGCGAGATCAACGTCTCTGGGATAAGCGGTTCGCGGCGGACGCGCAGAAGCGTCTGAACTCCCCTGACTGAGTCGAACGCTCGGTCGTCACCAACGACACTCGCACCTGGACGAACAGCCCCGGCCCGGTGATGACGGGTCGGGGCTGTTGTGTCGGCGCTGGTCGGGTCTGCGCGGAGCGTGAAATGTCTCCGCTCACCGGCCATCCTTTCCCGTGCGTCGGCAAGTAAGCGACGACGGGTGCGGTTGACGCCGAGTTCAGGGGTCGTCAGCGTCGGTATCTGGCGGGTCGAGCTGGCGGGCGACGGCAACGTGCTGCTGGAGCATCACGAGGAACCCACCGGGCCAGCCGTGCTCGGCGTAGTAGGCCTTGCGGGCTTCGCGCCACGCGGTGAGTGCCTCGTCCAGGCCGTGATCGTCCAGGCCGTGGCCGGTGAACACGCGCAGGTGCGCCGGGGGCTCGTGCAGCACCGTGTGCCGGCGCCTCACGCGGGCTCCCGGCGGCCGTAGGCGCCGCGGGAGCCGGACCGGCGCTGTGGTCGCTCGTCCTCCCCGGCATCGGGGAACCGGAGGTCGGCGAGCAGCTTCAACAGCAACACTCGCTGTAGGCGCAGCTCCCGTGCTGCCGGGTGCACTGCACGGTCCTCGTCGAGCAGCCCCTCGGACCGGACCACGGCCTGCAGCAGCTCGCAGGAGTCGAGCACGTCCACGGCCTGGCGCAGGATCACCAGTTCATGCCCGTCAAGGTCGAACGACTCGGTGACTTTGCGCCACAATCGCGTGCCTCCCGGTCCGGTGCCCGTAGGCGGTTTCGGCCTGCTCACGACGATCACCTCGAAACTTTTCAGCTGCCGGGGACGGAAGGCCTGACCGCCACGCGGGAGTCTGGGCATGGGGGGGTCCGGATTTTATTGGGGCACAACGTGGTTCGCGGTTCACGTCGTCCTTCCGGTGTGTCCATCGTGGACTGTTGACCTCCCTCGGCCCCGCCACGGTGACCAGTGCGGTCTACTCAGGCGTGGAACCAGGCGGCGGGTCCGTCGTCGGCGGGCTCGATGGCGTGTCCAAGCTCCCCATTCACCGGCACGAGTCCGGCGGGCAGGCTCGCCAACGTGTCGGCCATCGCCGGATCGGCCGCGAGGACGGTCAACCAGTGCTGTCGACGGGCTGGTGTGATCGAGCCGCGGTTGACCGCTGCATTGACTAGTGTCGCTCGGTCGCGTTGGACGGCGGCGGCGGCGATGGCGCGTCCCTGCTCGGCGTCGCGGCGCAGTGCGGCCAGGGTGTCGGGGTCCACCTGGGTCAGCCCGGCGGCGGCGGCGGTCTGCTGCCCGCTGGGCGCGGGTGCGGTGACGGCGTCCTCCACGGCCAGGGCGACCAGTTCGGGGTCGACGGTGTCCGGGGGCAGCGCCAGGGCTTCCAGCAGCCGCACCCAGAGGTCGTGCGGGATTTCGTGGACGGGTTCGGCCGCGGTCGGTGGTGCGGTGGTGGCGGGTGCCTTGGTGTTGGCCGGGGTCTTGGTGGTGCTCGGTGCTGGGGCGGTCATCGTGTCCTCCAGAGTCTTGCCTGAAATCTCGGCGGGGCGGGGTGCATTTCTTGGGCAGGGGGTGGGCGAATCTAGACGCCGAGCCCGACGATCTTGCGAATCGCGTAGGGGTTCGTGATTCCCATGACGGGCATCACGTAGGACTGAATCCAGGTTTTGCGGGTGGCTTGTTCCCGCCACGTCTCGGTGGTCAGCTGGCGCTCGTAGTCCAGGAATCCGACCTGCCCGCGGGCCACGGCATAGGCCACACCCACGGCGATGCGGTTGGAGGCGAACACCTCGATACCGGCGGCCTTCAGCGTGTCCGGCAGGTCGGATCCGTAGCCGATCGTCAACGCCGACCACTGCGCGGGGTGCACCAGCCAGAGGTCGAAGGTGACGCCGAGCTCGTCGGCGTCGGCCAGGGCCTGGACCTTCGCGAAGTCACCGATCGGCTGTTGCCGGTTGGGGGTGGGGGTGGAGCCGGAGACCTGGAAGGATGACCAGTTGTTGCCGGTCACGAAGTCGATGCTCCCGGCCGGGGTCACCGCGGCCTCGATGGTCTCGACTGCGCGCTGGTTGACCCGGCGGACCAGCGTGTTCGATAGCTGGGTGACCTGCTGGTCGAGGAACCGGGAATCGTTGCGGCTCCGCGCTTCGTCGGTGACGAAGAACTTTCCGCCCCAGTCCTCGGCGACCGCGACCAGGGCGGGGCCGCGGGTACCGGCCAGGGTCGGGTACTCATCGCCGGGGCCGCGTTGCTCGGTGTTGCGGGACATGAACAGTGCGTTCCGCTGCATCTGCTCGTAGATGACGGCACCGGCGGCGACAGACACCCCGGAGCCGGTGAACACCCGGTCCACGATGAACCGTTGCGCGGTCAGGTCCGCAATACGGCGGGTGATGACGGCGGGGGTGTTCAGGGCGATGTCGACCGTCAGCGACGTGTTGACGACGGTTGGGGCGCCGAGCGGGTAGCTGACTGGGGCGGGGCTGGTCATGGTCGTGTGTCCTTTCCGGGACTCAGTAGAGGCTGACTTCGGCGTCGACGCCGACTGCCGTGCCGGTGACGGTGTAGCCGACTGCTACCCCGGTGGCGCGGGCGACGGCGGTGCCGTTCGCGCCGACCTCGACCTCTGCGAAGGCGGTCAGGGCGGTCCCGGCGGGCGGGGTGGCAACGAAGGTGACCCGGGAGTTGCCGCGGGCCACCCCGATCACTGCGCCGACCGCGGCGTCGTACTTGGACACCCCGCACACGCGGCCAGCAGCGTCGGCGTGGGCCACTGCAATATTGCCGCCCACGCTGGCGCGGTCGCCGGTGATCTTCAGAAAATGCTTGCCGGTCACGGCGGTGGTGGCGCGGCCGGTGAGGTCGCGGCCGGGCTCGTAGACGCCGACGTTGGGATTGGTCATGGTGTGTTCCTTTCGTTGGCCGCGTCGATCGCGGCGATCAGGATTGCGGCGCGGCGGTGACGGCGCCGGGCGGCGGCGGCACGGACAACCACCCGACGCCGGGTATCGGTCGGGCCGGAGCCGGTGGTGTGCAGCCGGATCACGCGCCGCCCGGTGGCTGCGGCGACGCCGTAGAGCTGGCCGACGTCGGCGAGGCTGCGCAAGGTGGACACACCGGGTCCGGTGGCGCCGAGCAGAGCTACAGCGGTGAGCACGAAGCCGTAGCTCGTCCCGCTCGCGTCGGTGAATCCTTGGATGCCCTCGACTGAGCGGTCGGGGTACGCCGACGCGGCCACGTCGGCGAGCAGAGCGGGCACGCCGACCAGATCGCCGATCAGGGTTTGGCCGCCGTCGACGATGCGCAGGTTGTCGAGGTGTCCGAGTGCCGGTTCACCGTCGAAACGCTCGTCGAGGTGCCCGATCTTCACGACCGGCTTGCGGAGCACCCCGGCCCGGTGCGCGGCCACGGCGGCGACCAGATCGGCCGGGGTGACGGTCCACGGCCCGGTGCTCAGGTCCCAGACACCGCAGCGGATCAGCTCGACACCCGGAATCGTCCGTAGGTCGATGGTCACCAGGTGCCCCGATCACCCGGCGCGCAGCTGCACGCCCTCGCGTTCGAGCAGCCACCGACCGCCGGCGCGGTGCCCCGGTAGCGCACCGCGGCGGGCGAGGTCGCGGACGTTGGACGGGCTGCACCCGAGCAGGTTCGCGGCTTCCTCGGTGCTGAGCAGGTCATGGCTCGACAGTGGCAGCCACGCGCCCCGTGGGACTGACGTACTGGCGCGGGCGTCAGTTTCGGCGTCAGTCGGTGCAGCGGCCTCGTCGAGCTGGGCCGCAAGAGACCGCAGCGCCGGGGTAAGCCGGGCACCGCGTTGCCTGGCGAGCTGTTCCAGTGCGGCCAACCCGGCCACCACCGTGCGAACCGCGCCCGGGGTGAGCAGCACGGCGGCATCGACCCGCTGCACGTCAGGTCTCATCGTCGTCGCCCGCTTGCTCGACTGGTGAGTCCAAATAGGCCAACGTCCGGGCCAACTGCATGCCCTCATCGCGGAGGTAGCGATCGATCCACTCCGGGGACGCATCGGAGGGAAGCAGCCGGACGTGGGCTTGCACCGCGCTCGTCAGCGCCAACATCAGCACCCCCAGCGCGGCTTGCACGTCCGGCTGCTCGTTGACTATTTCCCGGATGTGCTCGAGCGGGTCGAACCCGGGAACCGACACGATCCCGGTGAGCAACTGCGCGGCGAGCTGGGCGCCGGGACGGAACGCCCCGGCCTCTCGTGTGTTCATCGGTCTCCTTCGTGGCGGTGTTGTAGCTGTGCCCGGCCCGATCGCTCGGGAGTCGGAATCCAGTACGCGAGCACGTCGGCTTGCTGCCGGGCCATCGCGTGCCGGAGAGCGCAGCCGGCGACGCGCGCGCCGATCGTTGGCCGACTCAGCGGCCAGGGGTGCGCATGTTGTTCGGTGCAGTGCGGGCACGCGACGACGACGTAGCGCGCACGGCGGTGGTAGCCGATGCCGACGAGCTCGGCGACGGGGTAGCGCTCGGGGCTGTTGTCTTGTCTTTCGTCCCACCGTCCCACCCTCTTAAGGGGTGGGACGGTGGGACGAAAGTGGGACGTTGCTGGGATGGGGGTGGGACGGTGGGATTTCATACGAGCCGCAACGGACTCGTAGCGGCCGCGGTGCTCACGTATCGAGCGCGCTTGTCGGTGCCAATGTTGCGAATGGAACCGTTCTCTACCAGTACCTTTACCGCTCGATAGACGGCAGAGCGGCTGATATTTCGGGCCTCGCCAACCGCACAATTTCCGCACGGGTCAGACCTTCCAGCCCGTCGCTTGTCCCAACAACGTCCCAAACTGCACGGGTCGACTGGGCCGCGTCAGCGAGGTTCGTCCCACCGTCATTTTGGACGACTACGAGCGTCTTGCGTTGGGCCTCGGTGGCGTCGGGCATGAGGTCGACCGACACCGTAGCGGGCATGAGCCGGAAGTGGTGGTCTAGGCCAGCGGCGACGTCTTTGTGCTTCTCCACGTGCACCGTGGCGCCCAGGTGTTCGCCGGCGATCCGTAGGTCCGTCCACACCGCGCCGTCCCAGGCGTTGGACCCCCGCCCGGCGTTCCCGCTGCGGGCGGAGTGATGTACGCCCAGAACGGCACACTGCGCGGCCTCCTGGATCAGCTCGGCCGCGTGAATGGCCTTGCCCTGCTCGGTAGCGCTGTTCTCCTCCAAACCGAGCGTGCACCGGGCACGGGTGTCGAGCACGAGCAGGATCGCGCCAACATCGCGGACCAGTTCGACGGCCTGGCCGACGTCGACACGGTTGCCGAGTTGGATCGGTACCGGCAGGAAGTACAGTTTGCCGTCGAGGTCTGCGGGGTCCACATTGGTCAGCTCGCACCACCCCAAGACCCGCGCCCGTAGCCCGGTGGCACCCTCGGCGGCCACGTAGACCACCGGGCCGCCTTCGGGTATCCGGTGGCCTTCCCAGGTGCTCTCCCCGGCGGCGACGGCACACGCCATGCCCAGCGCCAGGAAGGACTTGTAGCTGCCCGGTGGACCGGACAACTGCGCCAAGGTGTCCCGATAGAGCAAACCCTCAACCAGAGGTCGAACCGGGGGAAGGGTCGACAGGTCGGACAGGCTCAACAACCTGTCGCGGAGGGTCGGCGGAGGTGCTCCCTCGGCCGGGTGAAGGTCCGTACCGCTGGCCAGTGCCTCCAGCTCGGCCAGCTCCACGGCCGTGGGTGGCCGCTCGTCGTAGGTGGGTTGACCTGTGTAGGGGACGACACTCACGCGGCCACCTCCCGCCGCAGCACCACGGCCAGGCGTGCAGTGACCTCATCGAGAGCCCACCCAAGCTCGGCCAGCCTGTTGGCCTCGGCGCGCAGCTCGTCCGTTGTCAGCCCGAACGTCGACCGACCGCGGTCGCCGAGCGGATCGAGGGGATCGCGCCGCCCACACGCCAGCGGCGCGCAACGGTAGGACGCGGTGCGGCGAGTGCGAAGAGATCGGGCCACGCTCGCGGTAGACTCCGAAGTGGACTCAGCGGCTTGGTGGCTTGCGAATCCTGTAGACGGCGCCTCTGCCCGGGGGCGCCGTTCTCGTTGGCGTGAACTCACTTCGCACCACCACGCAGCAGCGCGGCGATACGGTCGCGCTGGGCCGGGGTGAGCGGCGGGGCTTGCGCGACCACCTTGGCGACGTAATCGGCGAGCTTGGCAGCGGCGTGGTTCCGGCGAGCCGCTTCTATGTCATCAGCCGTGCCGAGTCGTGCTGTGACGGCAACTTGGGAGCGGGTACGAGCGACTTCTGAGCCTGCGAAAGCGGGCACGACGAACCTCCAGGGTTCGCACGTGCCCAATCATGCAAGCTTCGGCAGTCCTGCCGTGGGCGTCTTAGACGACACGGTCAAGTTACCACGTCGACCGTTCGGCCGCGTTTAAGCGCGCTGTCGATGAAGGGGCGGAGCTCGGCCCAAGTAATTTCACGGGCGAGCGGGATTGCGTCGGCATCCTGCGCGATGAGGTATTCCACGGTGCGACGCGGACTAGGTCGTTCGCATTTCCCGCACATCAGGAAAGTGAAGCTGCCGTCCCAATCCGGAGGCCGGTGCGAGATCTCCGCGAGAACTCTCATGCACCGCTTGTGTCGAATCCGGACGAGGATCATCACTGCCGCCACTCGATGCGCACCGACTCGGGATCGAACGGTGCCCGGCCGCGGGCGCCGCGTAGCACGGTGATCGTGGCCAGGGTGTCCACCACCGCGGCCCGCTGCACCACGTCCAGGGCTAACCACGCGGCACCGGGGTCACTGGACCCGGCCAGTGCAGCGAGGGCGCTACGTTGACCGCGGGCGGCTAGTTTGGCTTCCACGGCGGCGAGTCTGCCCGTGATCCGCTCGGACGCAATATGCACCTGCCGGGCGGTCAACAGACCATCGGCCAGCTCGGCGGCCAGGGAGTCACTGCGGGCCCGTAGCCCGTTGGCCTCACTGCGCAGCTCGCGGATAGCGGCAACGTCGCGGTCGTCGGTCATCAGGTCGAGCACATCGGCGCCCCGCAACCGCTCAGCGATCACCATGCTCACGTACTCGTCGATGACCTCGGCACGGCGCATCAGGTGACGACTGTTCCGGCACCGGTAGCGCCGATTGTTGACGATGGTGCCGTCGGCCCGGCGATAACTGCCGATCGAGGTCATCATGGTGGTGTTGTCGGCGCAGACACCGCAGCGGTACAGCCCGGCACCGAGCCACTTCTGCGAGTAGGAGTGCCCCAGTCGCCGGGCCTGATCGCGCAACCGCGCACCCGCGGCGGCGAAGGTGTCCGCGTCCACCAACGGCGCCCAGTCGCCGGGGGCCACATACTCACCAGCGGACCACCGTTCGCCAACGTAGCGCGGGTTGCGCAACATCTTGTGGATGGCGCTGCGCTGCCACGGGCGGCCCTGAGTGTTCGGCACACCCGCGAGGTTCAGCGAGGTCACCAACGATCCGATGGTGGCACCGGCGGTGAACCGCTCGAACACGTCGCGGGCGTGCGCGGCTTCCTCGGGTATCACCGTGCCGTCGAGGGCGTATCCCAGGGCGCGCACCCCCGGCGGCTTGCCAGCCTCGGCGCGCTGAGCGTTCGCGGCCTTCTGCCTGGCGCCTTTCCGCTCGACTTCCCCGCGGGCCACCGATGCCAGGATGCGCCCAACGAGCCGACCGGAATCGGTGGTCAGGTCGAGGTCGCCGGACACCGTTGCTACTCGCACCCCGGTGCGCTCGGAGAGCGCGATCAGCGCTTCCAGCTCAGTCAGCTTGCGGGTGAGGCGGTCCACATGCCAGGCCACGATCACGTCGACGGCCCCGGACTCGGCGGCGTGCATCATCTTCGCGTACAGGGGTCGCTTGCCCTTCGTGGCACTCGTGTCGTTCTCCACGTAGATGTGCGCCGAGTCCACAGTCCAGCCACGGTCGGCCGCCAGTTTCAAACACGCGTCACGTTGCCGGTCGACGCCTGCGTTGGTCCCTGCCCGATCCAT